CCCATTCTTTACCTTCCATAATGCCGTTTACAAAGGCGTCTGGAGCGCTAGGATCAGCAACAATATCTGCTGCTGTCGCTAACATAAAGTCATCTTGTACTTCGTTAATGCCGTTTCTCTCTTTTAAAGAGCCCAGTCCTCTGGATGAAACACCCAGCTCAGCACCTTCACTAATGAGTTCTTTTACAATTTTACCCATAGGCGTATCCATAATCTTCGCCCTACCGATATAATTGTTGCCGTCTCCCTTAAGAGATGTAATCATGTGCGATACACGGTCTAAATTAACCGTTGGTCCGTCAGGATGTCCTAACTCTCCATAAGCTCGTTTTGTTAAAATGTTTTCTTTAACATAACGTGCTACTTCTCGCTGCATTATCTGTCTTGGATATATACGGCCGTTCTTGTTCTTTAAATCTGATTGTAAAAAGACTCCTTCAATAAACACATTAGGTTTATTCTTATCTTTAGTCTCTTCTGTAACATAATTAATATGTTGGTTGAATTCTTTAATTAGTCTCATTGTTCTATCCTAATGACCCGCCATCATACACACTTCCTGCGTCGTTAGTGTCTAGTGGTGCGTCTTGATGTTGTTGTGAACCATATCCAGATACTTTAGCACAATTAACTATGACTGTTCCGCCAGAGCCTCCTGCTATCACGACTTCTATATCGCTTCCGTTTTCTGAATTGTCTGAAAACCCGTAAAAATCATGGGTTCCGTTTTCATATAGTTCGTATAGAACAACGGAGTTTCTTTGTACCTTGGCACTAGCTCCGCTAGATAGTGTCCAATGTAGTCCCTTGATGTTTACTGCTGGGGAGCTTTGCGTTTCAGTTGACTTCTTTAGCGTTGTCGCTAAAGCTATTGTTCCTGTCGCTGCAGTCCCCCTAACACTAACCACGCCCTGGACTTGGGTTAATTTTAAGTTGTTTACTGTGACTGCCATTTGTTTTCCTATGTTGGTAAGTTATATTTCTTTTTATTACTATGGTTAATGTGTTTATTCTCATCAAGAACTTCTACGTTCTCGTCATCCACTTCAACTCTTTCTATACCGTGTTCAAACATAACTTTATACCAGCTAATTTTTCCATCTGCATCTGGTTCTGCATGTTCACCTATAATAGTTTTGCCTTCTTTCCACTCTTTGTGGAATATTTTACTGGCGCACATGTGCTTATCGCCTTCTAGTGAGCCTTTTGCAACACCATCGGTAGGAGCTTCGGTAATAACTCCTGCTCTAAAATCTTTAAACGCCCTCATCAGTTTCGTTCTTGTCAACAGGAATACCTGTTGTTGTATCAATGTCCACTAATTCTAATGGTTCACCTGTTATAGGAATTCCCTCTGGTGCTACACTTTGTGGATGAAACATTTGCTTTGCTGTATCAACCTTTAGTGTATCCATTTGTTGGTTTGTCCTATCTTGCATTAAATCATTAAAGTTTGTTTGAACGTCTGATGCTTTGCCAGCGATCATGTTGTCTAACATGCCTTTAATTTCTTTACTTTGATCTAAATCTTCTGCCATTTTATGCTCCTCCATTAGGTCCTACGGGATTTCCTTCCCCTGGAACCTCATCTTCTATATTACCAGCACCGTTAGGGGCTGCTTGATCAACTGCTGCCAGTGGACTCCATTGATATTGTCGTTGATATTGAGGTTCGCCCAACAATTCTTCTTCAATCTCATCAATTTGTTCATCTGTCAACATTAAAACGTACTTCTGTATGTAACGCTTACTAAAGAATGTTCCTATATAGGCTGCTAATCCGTTTAATACTTCTACTCTACTCCTCAAAATCTCTTGTTCTTTAGACTCTGTATAGTAAGCATCAGTCGAAAACTCAAACTCTATATCATCCTTAATATTCTCCCAATCCTCTTCGGTTAGAATACCCTTTAGTAAACATTGCGTCTTTAAAAGATCGCTTAACATAACTGAGAACTTCCTTCTTAACTTGATGATGAATTTTGTAAACTTCATCTCATCTCTGTTAATCTCAGCTGCTCTTCCAAAGTTCATACCAGCCTGTTGTTCCAAACGTGAGATAGGAATGTTCAAAGATTGATAGAGTTTACGTTGAAAATATTCTACGTCCTCTATTTGCCCCAGGTTTTGGCCTGCTGGCAATGTATCAATCTGTGTTCCTGTCCCGCCTTCTCTTCTGGGTAACCAGAAGTCTTCCAACATCGACATAAACTTCTTGTCATCACGGATCTCACCTGTATTAGCATCGTAAACTAACTTGTTACGATAACGATCCATAATGTCTTTTAGATATTGTTCTGCCT